TGGTGCTCCTCTGGCTTGAGCGCGAAGGAGTACGAGTAGATACCGGGGCAGGGGGCGCCAGTGTGGTGCTGGTAGGCCTGGACCTGGTTGAAGTACTTACCCTTCTGCTCCTTGAAGCGGTCTTGGCCGTTGAGGACAAGCTTGAAGGTATCGAGGGGACCGGCGACCTCCTCCGAATAGATTTCGTTACCACCATCGGTGCCGAGCTTGAGGAGGGGGGAACCCTGCGCAGCTGGGGCAATGAACGCATTGGAAGTCGCGATGGTCTGGTCGGACTCAATAACGACGTTCGCGCTGTCAGAACGCGTGGTGAAGTTCCACAGGGAGCTCACCGCAGCTGGCTTGGAGAAGCACCACACGAGCTCCTTAACGGGGTGGTTGTAGGAGAGGCGGACCTGCTTGGTGGAATCGACGGTGTCGACACCAGTGTGCTGCACCTGCTCGATGAGGTACTCGTGGCCCTTCTGGGCGAAGCGACGACGCTCCTCGGTGTCGAGGTAGATGTAGTTCGCCCATACCTTGAAGACGTCGGTGTAGAGGTAGGTACCGAAGTCGGACGCAAGGTCGAAGTCGATGCGGACCTCGTGGTACTGGAGGGCGATGAGGGGGAGGTAGAGTCCTGGGTTGCGGTTGAAGAAGAAGATGAGGGGGAGGTAGACAGTCTTCGTGTCCGCCGCGGTGGTCATCTTACCCCACGCAAGCTTCTTAGACTCATCCAAGTAAAGCTCGGAGTACATGCGCCACCACTTCTGGTAGTGCTTGTCGATGCGCTGACCACCGATGGAAAGCTCAACGTTGTTGATCGCACGCTCCGCGACCCAGCACGCGACCTTGGAGTCGGCCGCCTTCGACTTGAGTTCGAGGTACATGTCACCGACGAGATCACCGTTGCGCGCAACGGTGACGGACACGCGGCCACCACCGGAGGCGGTACCGTTGACGGTCTGCTCGATGTTCTCCATCGCGAAGTTGGTGTGGCGCTTGTATTTCGCCTGGAAGAAGGTCACCTCAGGGTTACCGGTAAGGTAAACATCCTGGGCGCCGTACGCTACGAGTTGCATGAGACCACCGGCCATTTTGAGAGTTGTTGTACTATATACAGAGAAAATAATTCTGCGAAATTTCGCGATCCAATTTTTCTCAGTCAAGTTTAAATGTCGTCACAGCCTGAAGAAGAAATTGAAATCGAAGAAGGAGAAATTGTATCCGACACGGAAACCGAAGAGGAGGAAGATCTTTTCGAAGATCATGGAATTGAAGAGGGAATTGACATGGCGGAATTTATGGGTTCTCTACTCGCTACCCCAGAAGGGGATACAGTATGTACAGCCCTAGTCAACATTGGTCTTCAACTACAGAACCAAAATAAAATACTCATAAAGATTTTGAGCAAGCTTCAAAATGCTTAAGGAATAAAGTATAGTAAATATAAATGGAAGAAACCCACTTCATCGACAAGGAACCTAATACTTATGAAGCTTTGGCGGAACTTCACAAGCAACAAATCCGTTCGATGAATATGGAACAAATTTATAGGACGGTTGATTCCTTGGAATTTCGATGGGACCTGAGGACGGGTGATTATAGGAACGCCCGTGAGTTGGGGTACAGACAGTACATTCATCCTGATAATTTCAGTATTGAGGGTAACCCCGAACCATCGAGGATAGACATACTCGCGATCAAAGATATCAAAAATCGACATCGAAGGTTTCTTTCCGATCTAAAGAACTATATCCGGGAAACGAAGCTTCATAAGAAGGAATCCGATGATGTCGAAGTCCCCCTTATTAAAAGGGTTAATAATGTTTTCAAACAGGTAAATGATGGATATGAAAATATCCGAAGGCACTATACATCCTTTGAGCGTGTCGTCAACCCCACCGCGATACCCCAAATCACCACAAGTGCAGATCCTTCCACTATGGATGAAGATGAGATTGAGAGTGCCACCCCCTTCCAGAAATGTCTACTCTACACCCTTGACCAGACCTATAAGTCTGGGTACAGACGATACAAGGGATACTGTTGTGAAGAAATTAAGACCATCGAAGGGTTTCGAACGCGTGCATGGAACCCAAAGTTTACCATCGAGGACTTTGTACACTCCCTCTCACAGAAGGATGACGACTTCAACAACTGGAAAAACTTCACGAGTAGAGGTTCAGTATTCAGGGATGTAATTGAAAATGTGTCAAAGTGTGTCGATCACCAATTTCCGCAGATCGAGAAGAGACGACACGTTTGGTCCTTCAGAAACGGTGTATTCGTTGGTAAACAGTATATCGCGGAAGATATATACGATTGTCGGTTCTATCCCTACAAGAGTAAGGAGTTTATGTGCCTCGACCCCACCATTGTGGCGTGTAAGTACTTTGACCAGCAGTTTGACGACTTCCCGGACATCGAAAGGTGGCAGGACATCCCAACCCCCTACTTTGATAGTGTACTGAGGTACCAGAAATTTGAGGAGGAAGTTTGCAATTGGGCCTATGTCATGGGTGGTCGGCTCTGCTTCGATGTGAACGATATGGATTCGTGGCAGGTTATCCCATTCTTCAAGGGTATCGCGAGATCCGGAAAGTCCACCCTCATCACCAAGGTGTTCAAGAAGTTCTACGAGAGTGAAGACGTTGGGACCCTCTCGAACAACATCGAGAAGAAGTTTGGACTCTCGGCGATCAAGGACTCCTTCATGTTCATCGCCCCAGAGGTCAAAGGTGACCTAGCCCTAGAACAGGCGGAGTTCCAGTCCATCGTTTCGGGGGAAGATGTTTCCATCGCGGTGAAGAATAAGACTGCTATGTCTTTTGAATGGACTGTCCCAGGAGTACTGGGTGGTAACGAAGTTCCAAATTGGAAGGATAACTCTGGATCCGTTCTCCGCCGTATTTTACCTTGGAACTTCAGTAAACAGGTGCAGGACGCAGACCCCCAGTTGGACAAGAAGCTTGATAAGGAGTTGCCCATCATTTTATACAAGTGCGTCAAAGCGTATCTTGAATACTCGAGAAAGTACAACGACAAGGACATTTGGAATGTGGTACCTGCATACTTCAAGAAGATTCAGAAACAGGTGGCGATGGTTGCGAGTACCCTGACGAACTTCCTAGAGTCTACAAATGTCAACTTTGGTGCAGACCTATTCGTCCCACAGAAGATGTTTATAGTGGTGTTCAATCAACATTGCCAAGCGAATAACCTTGGGAAACATAAATTTCACCAGGACTTCTATGCCGGTCCATTCAGTTCTAGGGAAATTGAAGTAAGGGATGAGGTTGTAACCTACAAGGGTAGGACCTACCCCAAGCAACCAATTATATATGGGTTAGATGTAATCTCCGAAGACGCCGTGGAGTTCTCAGATAACTTTTAAAAAAAAAATACTCACCAATAGTAATATGAGCCAACAGGCCAGGGAATTTATACGAAGTTCTGGTGTTGAGATCACACCAAGTAATTCTTCTTTCCCCCCTCGACTAGAAAGAAATATTGTAAACGATACCAAATATGGTGAATTTTCTGAATTTTTAAATAACGAAAACGAAATGAAAAATTTTTTGAATGAGGTGGGTGCGCCAGAAGTTGTACCCGTCACTCTGAGTAAGTTAAATTTAGGGATGTTTAATGCCACAGTAAACAGGAATTTTGGACCGGGGAATCGTGTAGATCTTAAAGCCATACTTATGCGACCACCAGTTGGTCGAACTCCCATTAGTGAAGGTCTTTATGTAGACACTGAAGACCTTCGCGGTGTGTACGGTCAATTTAAGACTGGTTTTTCTCACACAAAAAATTACGGACCAAAGGGAAATATAAACCTAAACTTTTCTACCGTCCAAATCAAATTGAAAATCTCTAATGACATGGAATCTAAGGGAGGCACCGTGAACATCTATAGAAACGGTAAGATTCGGTTTTCAGGGGGCTTCGTTGGAAGTGATATTTCCAATCAAGCTGAGCTTATTCGAAATTTCGTCGTAGGGAAGTATACAGAAAAACAATCATTCTTATACAATCCATTTGAGTACAACAATCTCAGTGGAACCTTTATGTTCAATGGTATATTCACGGATATGGTGAAAGTTGCGAGACTTCAAAATAAGTATGAAATATCCTACGTTTCCTACGAACCCGAGTTGGCTCCCTTCTTGTATATGACATTCAAGAATCATAAGTTCATTCTGTCCAAATCTGGAAACATACAGATTTCGGGAGCCAAGAATCCCAAGGACATGATGGAGGCCTACAATGCAGGTGGGGAACTTATTCAGATTTTATATCGAAATAGTCTCATCAATGTGACAGGTGTATTTCCCAAAAAGGCTCAAAAGACGACGAAAATCACAATGCCCCGTGCTCGACCCACCAAAGCGACCAAACCACGTGGGCGTCAAGTCCGCGCCCTCGTGTTCATGATTGGTGCAAAAAAGTGTGTGAGTCTAAAAAAGGCTGAACTCCTAGACATGGCCAAAAAAATGGGTATCGTAGACATAACCAAAAAAACATCGAAGGTGGAGATATGTAAAAAGATTGAAGCCAAAAATAACAAAAAGAACGTCACATTTAAGAACAGTGGTAAAAATGTACGTCTCGCGGGTACGGGTTCTAAATTCCGCGTTGGTAAAAAAACGTGCATCGATTATCCCAAAAAGGAACTCATCCGTGTCGCGACTATCCTAAACATAGCCATAGACCCTAAAGAAACCAAAGTTTCTATATGTAAGAAGATTGAAAAGGCTCGGAATGAACTGGCTAAGCCAAAGCCAAAGCCAAAGCCAAAGTCCCCAAATAGCAACAATAATAACAATAATAACTTTGCGGCAAATTTAGAGCGGACTATGATTCAACAAAATGCTCTTAGGAAGAGACGACTCAATGATAACTCTATCCGAAAGGATCTCACCAAACTTTATGGGGACAAATGGATGAAGAGATATAAACCTTCCCTGAACCAAGATGTAAGGAATGTTAAGAAGGAAATAAACTCTATTTCAAAGGTAAACAAAAAGGGTGTACCTTTCAAGAAGGATGTCGATGCCATCAAAAAGAATATGGTTTCTCAGTGGAAAATGCAGAGAAAGAGGGAACTCGAAAAGAAGTTTTACATGAACACCGCAAACGTTACGGGTATCGCCTATAATTTGAAAAGTTCATATCGTCGCGCGGTTGCAAACTACGCCATGAACCAAAAGAACCCCCCAACCAAAAAGAAATTGGACGACTATAGAAAATATTGGTTAAAGTTTAGAGCTAATATGAATGTAAATAATGCACGAAAGAAGTGGAACACTGTCGCCAAAGCCGCCCGCGGAAGAACTTCTTTCCCGGCTGGAACTAGGGTTGAGAAAGTATAATCACGGTGTCCGGGTAAATGATGATACACGGACATGGGGGACCCGTACAAACTCATGGATGGAGATGGCTAGGGAGGAATTTCTAGATGGCATAATCTACGTGGCAGCCGACTATATTAGAATTGGGAGAAACGGTAAAGAACATAAGAGCCTACTTGAAATAGAGTTTAACGACTATTACAGGAAGGATGATAATAGATTGATTATGTATATTCTGGACAATTATACCAGAATTGATAGCCCGAAGCACAAGAAGATGATCAGCACTTTATGCTCTTGTTTATAATCTTTTCAGGTTCCGCAGTTTGTTTGAGATGTATCGTGTGATAGGAAAAATCATACTTTGGGAACGTTCGTTTTATTAAATCTGAAAGCGTAAGGGCATCTATGAAGCGGGGCATCCCCGAACACACTGAATTTCGTTCAACTTGGAGAAACCTATCCTCCAATTGCACGAACTTTTTTAACTCCTGACCGGAAACCCCGTCCCCCCTCATCCGATTGTACATCTTCTTAGACATACCTTGGCTCAGATAGAAGTTTTTAGAAACATCCACCTCCTCCGACCTGACAGTCTTCTCGTAGATCATTGAAAACACAATTATACCCGCTATGATGTAGAACATCTTAAAGTATACTGATATTATTTATGGTGCATAATAGTTAGGATTTCGTACTTTAGCACCAGACCAACCCCCTGGTGCGGGCCCACAATTACCACTGTTATCGTACATTCTACATAATCCCCCTGTGCGCATGTATGCTTTACACCAACCACGTCGCCAACATTCATTGTCACAGTTTCCACGCGTATCTTCCCACCTACCACATAAATCATGACCTTTATGAATGAACTTAGATGGACAACCGTGGGTATTACATTTTCTACTCCCAGTCTTACCATTGGCACCACCCGGACATGTTGAACCACCATCATCACCCTTCGTTTTCACAATAAACTTTCTAGTTGAAGTTCCCGTTCCACATCTTCTACTGCATCTCGACCACCCAGTCCAACTACCAATGCTCCCCTTACACACCTTAAATCCATCTTTGTTGATATCGTACACACATGCCTTACCGCCATTCTCAGCCTTTCTAAGTGTAATCCAATCACGCTTTTGGCTACCATCCGGCTGTTTATCATCTTCACTACAACCAGCAGAACATTTAGACCATGGACCCCATTTACCCACACAGTCCACGGGAATCATGGCCTGTAATGGGGGTTTAACCACGGGAGATGTGGGAGGGACCTTTAGATCGAGTTTAGACTCGGGAGATATTGAACTGACCTGTACCGGTGTTGATTTATTCATAGTGAAGTACACACCAGTTACCAGAGAACTTACAAGTAATAATATAACAAGTATCAGTAACATGTATTAAGGTAAGAAAAAAAACACTAACCACATTGTCGACAACTCGGTGGATTTCTCCTCGTCATACCACAGCGACGTTCTTCAAATTCTCGGCGGACACACGGCATATCACCTAGGTCTGTTATTATCATTTTTCTAGTACGGTTTCGGACACAGTCATTTTCCACAGTCGCGGGAGAAAATTCACTCCAGGGTCCCCAGTAACCTTTAGCTCCTTTACAACCTTGGATTTGGACCACCTTCTTAGGGGTGGGTCCCGGTTTTTCACTTTCACTCTCAGTATCAATTCCAACTACGGCATCACTCTCGGTAGTTGGTCTGGGTCTATACATCATAAAAATACCGACTGATATAATTATTAAAATAGTGACAGTCACTACGACTAACATATTTTAGGTTCACATAATTTTCACGAGGTCCGCCACCTTATTGATGATGTTGAACAACTTGTAGACGGAGTCCACGTCCCCTGGCTTCACAATCTCAAGTTCAATCTGATATGAGGCCTCCTCCTCCGAGTCCATATCGACGTTGTCCCCCGAAGAGATGGTCATATCGATGCTCAGGTTCTTGCGCACGAAAGAGTGGCGCACCTTGGTTCTTTTTCTATCCATCTCATACTCCCCAGAGGTGGGGATCTCCCGAGCGATGCACACCCTCACATCAAGGGGATCGCATTTGAAGTCCTCCTTGACGACACTGATCTTTTGGATCATCGTCTGCTCCCCCGTGTCTTCGTTGGAGGTGATCCGCACGTTGCTGTTATCGTTATAGTACACGTCAGACTCTGTATAGTTGGTGGACTCCCACCCATCATAGTTCTTCAACCCCTTTAGGACGCGTTCCCAGGTTTCCTTACCGACATTGGTGTCGAAGAGGGAACCATTGTGCTTCCCAAGGCGAACTTCAACTTCGATATTCTCTTCAGTCTTGAGGGCCTCGAAGGAGGGGAGGATGGTATCGGTGATGTGCTTAATATCCATTATGATTTTTACTTAACAAATATACTTTGCGTCATTTACTTAAGCCTTTTTTATCGATAAAATGTAATGAAGGGTTTTACCAACCTTGGGAACACCTGTTATTTTAATACAGCTGTTCAGTGCCTTCTACATACACCAGTTCTCACAAACTACTTTTTGAAAAACCCGTACGAGGGGGAATGTAGATTTACCCAGGTATATTCTAAATTTGTCACCGTCTATTGGACGAGTGGTCGTCCAGAATTATCTCTCTTGACACTCCTAGCTAGATTCCGAGAAGAGTTCCCACGTTTTAAATCTAGGGAGCAACACGACGTCCAGGAAGCAATACTGTGCATCATAGACATTCTTGAACGATCACAGCCTTTCATAAAACCGTGGTTTTACGGTAAGAAGGTTCAAGAAACTATTTGGCCCGGTGGCAAGTCAACGAGTGAAGAACCTTTCAGTGTTCATTTGGTGACTTCCTATGGTAACGAGTTGGGGGAGATGCTAAAGAAGAGTATGGATTGGAATGTACTAGAAAACTTTGAGGACACCGAGGGTAAGGTGCACAACGTGGCTACGACGCGATCCCTCTTTTCGGAGCTCCCCCAAGTTTTAATGATTTCATTTGACACCAAGAGTAACATCAAAATTATAGAGACTATTATTATCGATTCATTTGAATATAATCTCGTGGCGACCGCGCTTCACGAGGGTGATCAAAATGATGGACACTATGTATCATTTGTAAAATGTAGAAACAAGTGGCATTTTATAAACGATCATGATATTAAAATATGTCCATTACCTGAAGAGGCTGGATTCTACTTTATGGTTTACAATCTAAAAACTCCTGAATCTTGATGTCCTCCCTAATATTTACAATCGTTCGGTAGAATGTCCTTCTACCATTGGGGTGCGTCTTATCCGTCCTCCTCTTTAGGGGTCTCCACCACATACGCTTCCCATCGTCCACAAACTCACATTCAACGATGGCCCCTTCCTCAAACCATGGTTCATTCATGAGATCCATGGCAACTTCAGATTCAAATACCAACTTTCCCTTTTCTTGGACATAGAGTCTCCACGCTAGGGGACCCCCAACGGTGCCCGGCACTTCCCATGAAGGTTCCTTCTTCATGAGAAAATCCACCGTATTCTTTTCCTTCGGTTTCCACTTAAACATCGTCTCATGGGTTCCAATCCTAACTGGTTCATTCACTGGAGTGAAAACGAGACCATCGATACGTTGAGTAACGGTGGGGAGGTACACATCCAAGAACTTGTCGTAGTCCCTCATTTGATGAAACGTCTTGACTTTGAGACGGAATCTATCACTTTTCATGTAAATTATAGACCCGGTTACAATCTTACACGCTTCCAATCTTAACATCAGATTCAAATCCCAAACTGGTTCACCATTGGCAAAAACCGCGTCATATACCATGAGGGTATTCTCGTACAATTCTCCATCGAGAATGGTTCCCTCATAGGCCATTTTTTTCAGATTGATTGAGACTTCAAACATGTTGAACGAACGGTTGACAAAGAGACATTTCTTTTTACCTTGGAACATAAGGGCAACCATCATATATCTCTCACCATCCGTCTTCTCACACACTAGGTACTCTGCACCCTTGAGAATTGGGAAATGTCGGCGTTCAATTGATATAGGTTGGGGTCCCGGGAAGTAGTCCTTACTCTTCCAACAGGTGTGGATATAATTCACGACGTGTTTGTAAAGTGGTGAATTATTACCGATAGACATATTTTTATGTGTGTATAAAACTTTAACTGACTTTTACACCTGCGGCGTTTAAGATGTTACTTATACATTCATGTGTATACATAAATGTTAACTTAGATGCTGAAAATGCATAAATCTTCGTCCCGCTTTCTTTAAATTTTTCAAACATTTTGGGGGTAATTTTCCAAGAGCCAGACTTTTTGTCTTTGATACTCTTAATTACATTCTTAGTGTTCATCATCCAACAAGACGAAGAAGTTTGGTTCACGATGTAGATATCATCTGCGATTTTCTTACCAATAGATGTATCAAAGTGTAGACCCATTTGACTAACAGGTTCATTAGATTCACTTATAACTTTAGTTTTGAAAAGTTCCCAATCTACACCTTCCTTAACCCCGGGGAACACCAGACATCCCACACCCTCGTGGGGTTGAAAACATTGATTCAATGATTCATCATCTACACCGATACCAAAATCTATGAAAACAATACGATCACATTTTTTCATCTGCTTTTGGATCATATCAGCCTTTTCATAAGGATCGTCATTGACATACACAATCTCATTATTAATATTTTTTTGTATACAGTGAATATTGAGTTTGAGAATGGAATGAAGTGTCTTCACACTACAGGATTTCGACCGGGTAACAATTATGGTAACAAGGTTCATAGTCGTATATATACTCTAAACCTTAAGCCTATCATTGAGACAAGCACTAAATGGTAAGTTTCCAACGTGGCCAAGAGTTGTATTCACATCTGCGTATATTTTACCATCAGCTTGTTGCCAACGGCGGCAGAATGCGTAGTCTTCGGAGAGGTACCTACGAGTCTCTGGGTCAATCATACAATCAAAGGCGGCGTGGTAGTCGTCAAAATCCCTGTTTTGGTGATCATTCTTACACCAGAGTTCTGGAAACTTTTCTTCTAGGGTCTTGAAAACCGAACGTTTAATAACCATGAAACCTGTTGGACCATCTAAAATTTCAATAAATCCATTCACAACGGGGCGATTTTGAGCTCCAAAGTTGATTACGAGACTTGAAGACAACATCGACATATCTCGGTCGTCACCACCCTTAACAGCCTTGGCGGCTTGGTCCCACATGACGACCTTTTTGGGGTAGCATGCGACAGAAAGATCGTGTCCAGACCTGACGAGACGGACTACTGATGCTGGGTCGAAGTGTATATCGGCATCGATAAACATAAAATATTCACAGTCAGTTTTTTGCATGAAACGACCTACTGACACATTACGGGCGCGGTGAACGAGTGATTCATTTTCGGTTGTATCGAGATAAAGTTGAATTCCCTCTTTTATTAAAAGTAGCTGAAGCTGAATAATACTAGACATATACTTCTCTAAACATAGGCCACCATAACATGGTGTAGAGAGAAACAACTTGGTCATTTTCTAATCTACATCTTTAACCTCTAAGTGTTTTTTTATAATACCCTCTATCTTATTTAGTGTTGGGATAGATACCGAACACTTTTCACACATCTCCGCCTTTGTAACTTTACTTCCCAAAACTATGTGAATAATTGCTGATGCAACACTATTTGGTGTTTTACTCATCAAATCCACACAATCATCAGTTGCGTTACACATTTTATTACATCGGAATCTTTCATCCCTCGTCACTTCAAAAGAGTTTAGCAAACGATTCATCACATCAAAGGCTTTCGTCACGTAATTTTTCTCAGTTTTCCCCGCTATAGCGTCTTGGAATATTTGGGTTGTCCGGCTAATATCCTTAGACTGGATACCAAACATATCCGCAACCTCCTTGGTTGTCCGCGGAAACTTTGCCAATTTACATGCATATAAAATACAGTTTGCTTTTATACCCAAGCGTACAGCGCCACGTGTCAACTTCTCATTATTAAATTTCCTATACATCATCTTGGCATCCTTGAGGATTGAATCTGGTAAAGTGTTACACGCCTCATCGATGTCCTTATACGCGTGAAAAAGAGAACGGTCTTTATGATTCATAGACATATGAAAGTTAATTTTAGCCATACGTTTATTTTCGTATGTTGAAGAACGCTGTGTTGAAATAACAGTTCCCTTCCCCCAATTTTGTGAAAAGAGCTCTGGGTTTGGGTTAGGATTACCACATCTGGATGGATCATTCACTTTTCCATCGTCCGTCATCCCACTCGTCCATTCTGCGGTATCATCGATAAACCTGTCATCTACAAGTCCACATTCTGAGCAAGTTGGTAATCCTTCGGGTGAAATAATTTTAGTACCCGAGCATTCACGACATATATGTATATTAACTGGCTTTTCTTCGGTTTGTTTTGGTAATAATGAATCTAATTGAGTCCAGATAGCTGCCAGCATCTTTTTTAGATACTGTATTTTTTTTTACTTTTTCAAAAACGCATTTACAGACTTAGGCTTTTGACGTGCATTTCAATCATATCAACTGTTTCTTTAAAACTTTTCCCCCCTGAAGTTGAGGGTTTCCATCCAGCCCATTCTTTATCAATCATCTCATGCCCGGGTGGTGGGGAACCTTGTATTTCACTGTCTGATACGATGAAATCGTCTAAATCGGAACCAGATTGACCCTCGTCGTATATGTCACTGTCAGTGTCCTCGACGTCAATCTCGGAATAGTAAGCAAACATATCAGTGCCAAGGGGTTTCATTTCCAGATCCTTAAATGTCGTCCCACTTGGGTAGTGCTCCATGAGACTCTCAAAGGGTGCGGGGGACAGTTCCCCGTCGTCTATTTTGTAGACACAAGCGGACTTATAAATAAGTTCAGTTGGATTGAGATACCGAACCCCGAGGGTCAGGCCGGTGTTCATTCCAACGACACCGTACATTTGGTCTTCAACACCGTCTTCGTTTACAAATAGTTTAACTATATCATTTTCGTTTATTTCAGATGGTACAATCATGCTTAGAGTTTTCTCACAAAAAATAATCAGGGATAATATCACAGATGAAAGTTATTATTTACTCGAAGGAAGGATGTCAATATTGCGACCACGCGGTGACCCTCAGTGAAGCGGAGGGTCTCGAATACGAAAAGATTTTGATAGAAAAGGAGGAACTAAAAAAATTATGTGGTGGCAGTATCGATTCCTACCCTCAAATATTTATTGACGGACGTCATATCGGAAACTACTTTGAATACCAGGAATACATTGAAGATGAATACGAACCCATCCTAGCATCAACCCTCGATAGATTTACTGTCTTTCCCCTGAAGTATCCTGAGCTCTGGGAACTCTACAAGAAGGCTCAAATGTCCAATTGGACAGCGGAAGAGGTAGATCTGTCTAGTGACATGGAAGACTGGAAAAATTTAAACGATAATGAAAAGAAATTCATCAAGTATATCCTGGCATTCTTCGCTGGTTCCGATGGAATTGTTTTTGAGAATATCAATAACAATTTCGCCGATGAGGTACAAATCTCTGAGGCCCGTTCATTCTATGCATACCAATGTCACAATGAAATGGTCCACGGGGAGACGTACTCTAAACTAATAGACAAATACATCAAAGATTCTACTGAGAAAAAACACCTCTTCGAGGCTATACAAACCGTCCCCTGTATTCAAAAAAAGGCCAACTGGGCCCTAAAATGGTTCGATACCAAGTCCCGAACCTTCGCCGAGCGCCTCTTCGCATTCGCCTGTGTAGAGGGAATCTTCTTTTCTGGGAGTTTCTGTGCCATCTACTGGCTCAAGAAACGGGGCCTGATGCCCGGCCTGTGCTTCTCGAATGAACTTATTTCTAGGGATGAGGGCCTCCACCAAGAGTTTGCCGTCGAGTTGTTTAAACAACTCCGTAACAAACCTTCTACTGAGGTTATTCACTCCATAGTTAGAGAGGCTGTGGAAATTGAAAAGGGGTTCATTTTGGATGCCCTTCCCTGCAACCTCATAGGAATGAACTCTGAGAAGATGTCCGAGTACATCGAGTATGTTTCGGATCGCCTTCTCAAGCAGATTGGACAGCCTACACTTTGGGGTTCTAAGAACCCCTTCGATTTTATGGAAAATATCAGCCTGGATGGAAAAACCAACTTCTTCGAGAAGAGGGTAGGAGACTACGGAAAGATGGATGACACCTCGGATGATATTGGGTTTGATGAAGAGTTTTAATTAGTACATTGTTCCGTCAGAGTCAAGGGCGTGGGACTCGAGATTTCGACCACTGTCAATTAGGTCTATACTTGGTTCACCAAAATCGGGTTCTGGGGATGGAGCGTCAACCATGGGAACTGGTGCTGCGACAGAAACCTTTGTTCCCTTCTTACCACCACACCCACACCCTGATTTCTTCTTACCACCCTCCTTTTTCACGTTCATCATAGCCCAAACGATGAGAGTGAAAACGATCGTGTGAACAACGAGACCAAATGTAGATGGACATCCATTTGGTGTTGCGATACTTGGACCAAGTACTCGCCTGACGAGGCGGAAAGTTTCAGGGTTGGCAATGACAAAGAATGTAAGACCAGAAATTATAGAAATTATAAATTTGTCCTCCTGTTTCTTACCATCGCACCCACAGCCACAGTCTTTAAAGAGACCCATTATACTTTTGATATATGTCAACAAAAAAACTTACTTAAAGTCGAGCCCCCTAAGATAGATATAACCAACCAACAATGTCGCTCTCTATTCAACAAATCTCCGAACTTTCCCCCGCTTCCGTGGGCTTCTCGAACCTCCGTAAGAACAAGAATGGCGGTAAAACCGTCTACCTAAACGCCGGCGGCAACAAAAAATGTTATCTTCAACTCCCCTTCATGCGATCCCCCTTCGGTCTCAGTGCCTTTACTGACGAGGGGACTGGACGCACCACCTACTCCCTCGATCTCTCGTTTGATCCCGATAACGAGCAGGCTATGGGGGTGCACAAGACGCTCTCCGAGCTCGACAACATCATCGTCAACACCGTTGCCAAGAACTCTAAGGAGTGGCTCGGTAAGGAGTTCAACGTCGCGGTTCTCAAGGAGGCTCTCTACAAGCCAATGGTTCGCCCAGGTAAGGAGCAGTACCCTTCTACCATGAAGCTGAAGATTACGACCAAGCCCGATGGCACATTTGTCCCCGAGGCCTACACTATGAACCGTGAGCCTACGACGGTCGACGCCATCGAGAAGGGTCAGAAGGTTATGTGCATCATCGACCTCAGTAGCATCTGGTTCATCGATAACAAGTTCGGTGTCACCATGAGGCTCAACCAATGTCTATTGGAGCAGTCTACGAAGCTCCCGTCCTTCGCCTTCCAGGGCCTCGATCTCCCAGAGCCAGAAGATGAGGACGACGAGGAGGAGGTTGATGAGGAGGTTGATGTCTAATGTCCCTAAAAAAAACAAAAAAAATCCAATCTCTATTGGTAAGAAGAAAAAAACTTCTTACGAATAAGTAAGAATGTCCAACATAGAGAAGAATCTCAAGAAGATTCTTAGAGGAAAAAAGGGGTGTTCACCCCAAAAGTATTTACCTTCAACAAAGAAAGTTGGATCTGGAGAGTATGGAAATGTATTCAAAGGGAATGTGAATGGGGATGGTAAGAGATATGTAGCCTATAAAGAAGTTAAGTTACCTGGAAATAATACAACCCTCGCTGAATTGCAGAACTATATCAAACAAAATCCAGCTCGAATGGAATACACAATTGCGAAAAAGTTGAAGGGCTTCGGTGTTCCAGAAAATTACATATACAAGACATGCAGTGATAAAGTCATCATCTATATGGAATACATCGATGGTGTAGAATTAAGAAAATGGTGGAATACCAACCCAACATTAGAACAACAAAAGTCTCTTATAGTTCAAATTATTTACAATCTCTACAGGATCCATAGAAAATATCCAAAATTCAGACACCACGATCTTCATGGAGGCAACATTTTGATAAAAAAGGTACCCGAAAAGAATATCAAAGTTGAGTTAAACAACAAAACGTATACAATTTCAAATGGTGGTATCGAGGCTGTGATGATTGATTTTGGATTTTCACTCTTCCCTCGTATAAAAAACCCTTTGATAAACGACAATTACTTTAAAAATATTGGAATTTCCAGAAACTCTCACAAACTATACGATATACACTTTTTCTTGAACAGTCTTTACGAAATGACCACGCAAACGAAAAACCCAGGGGTGAGGAATTTTATCAACTCTCTCCTACCACCCATGTATTTGGGTGCCAGAAGCACGGTTATTAAAGACTTTAGATTGATTGGCACCGACCGTAAAAATGTCGCTCACACCTTTTACCTACCGGGGTTTGAAAATATTTTATCTAAACCCTTCCTCACGGGTGAAACCAAGGTTTTACCCCTACCAAAGCCACGAAAATTTGTGAAACCCCCCATAGCTCCAAAAAAGAAATCCAGTACACCAATCAATAAGGCGGCTGCATATGCGAAGGCGGTAGCTGTTATGAAAAAACAACGGGAAGTCGGTCCCCGTTCCCCCAAGCCAATCCCTCGCAGACGGATGTGATTAAAGCACGATCTTGAAGACGCGCTTAGTGCCCTCATCAACTTCGGAGAGTATCTTAAACTTTGGGGTCTTGGTGAGCTTCACCCCATCCTTAGTGACGAATGATTTCATCCGTTCAACTTCACCACGGGGCATTTTCCTGGTGTACTTGAGTGTGACATTCTTAGTTCCAATAGTAAATTCAGTTGAAGACATTTTAATATTTACCTATAATAAAATATGATTGCTTTCGTGATTCTATTGATTGTTGTTATCATGATTCTCATGCGAACTGAACGGGCTCCACCAAAAGACGGTAAGAAATGGACGGTTTACGGGACCATGGGTTGTGGATGGACTCGTAAGCAGTTAGAATATATGAATAAGAAAAACATACCTCATACGTTTATCGATTGTGATAAAGAATCATGTGCTGGTATGGATGCGTTCCCGACACTCGTAGACCCCAATGGTAAACAATTAGTTGGATACAATGAAGTTTAGAGGCCACGGATGACGGTCATGGAGATGGCGAGAATGAGGGCATCCGTCAAGTTCTTGATAGGCTTGAGGATAGAGATGTGCTTCACGAGCGACCTGTTCCACACGAGGCGGAGGATGAAGGTGCTGATGAGGATTGTGAGCACGAAGATGAGAATTTCAGAGAGAATGTCAGACTTACTTTCGGATTTGGAAACCTCCTTGATCATTTATTAGGGGTGGATATTTTTTTTTCTATCCCTACTTCAAATGAAAGACCTCCCCCTGAGTGGGTCAGAAAGTAGGTTTACAAATAGGAGATGGGGGACAAGTATAGGTATAGGTAACAATAATTGTTATGCGTACGCTGTTGGTGACTATGAAGCCTATCGTTGGCAGAAATCTATACCAGGTGATAGATCTGGATTGTCAAATGGTAATCACACCTATACCCACTGTACAGGTCTCCCAAACCGCGTCGTATCAGACAACCCCAAAAAGGTCTACAAGGTTGATGCGAATACAAAATGTAAAAAGGGCTACTTCAAGGTCATGATGTTTGTTTCCCCTGGGCGACCAACTAACTATATTCGTCAGGGTGACTTTCACTTTTACAAGCAACATAGTGTTGTAGAATACAAAGTGAAGCCCGGGGACACGATAAAATCGGTGGCTAAGTTCTTCAAGGTACCAGAGTCAAGGATAAAGAAGGCTGGAACCTTCAAAACTGGGAAACGCATTGTATTCAAAGCTAACGTATTCAGTCACAAGAGGGGGTGGGCTACGGGTCCACTTCTGACTGACGCCAAGGGGGGTATGATAAAAGATCCCCGCAAAGCTTCTAGGAACTACCCAGGTCTAAACTATGAGAAGTACTGTAGTTCATTCTGCGTCAAGAATTCCGGCATCAAAGTCGGAAAGACTCATCCCAAGGTCCGATAGAATGCTATCTAAATCCATCAAATTTTCGACACCGTCGAAGGACAAGTCAAAAAGATCGATAACCTCCATTGTAGTATTTTCATTCAATGACACAGTATTTGACACTGCTGTGTGATTGTTCTGTACTGTGACTGTAATTTTAAATTGCGAAGCATCAAAAACTTTTCTACATACGGGACAAGTATTTTTACCTTTATTTTTCCATTCCTGTAGACAGTGGGAATGAAACATATGTCCGCATCGAGTCGGTGGATTTGCCCGAGTCGGCTTGACCTCGTTTAGACATATGGAACATGTTGACATTCTATAGTATGGGTGTAAAGTTTTTTACCAAATTTAGCTCAGTTAGTAAATCTTGGAGGCGTTGACAAGTGGTTTGTTGCAGTCATTGCAGTTGGTCTTCCCCTGCTCGTCTTGGATCTTAGAGAGCATCTCTGGTCCAGACTTTTGGAGCAGCTGGCGGTACGAATAGTTGTCCTCGAATGAAATATTGTTCTGTTTCATCACATAGTTGTTGAACAGTTGGGCTGACGTGTTTATGGTGAAGCATCGACCATCGGCCATG